GCACTCCAATACCACTTTGTTCAGTGTGTAAAATACCGGCGAAACGCTCTTGCTAACTCAGAAGTCGTGGCACTACTCAAAGACAAGATACACGAAATAAGCGAGACGTTTGAGGTCGATGTGCTGAACATAGAAGCCGATAAAAACCACTTTCATATGATATTCGCAGCGAAGCCAACGCTTGACATTCCACGATACATCAACGCGCTAAAGACAATAACATCGAGAGAGATACGGCGAAACTTCCCCGAAGTCAAAGAAACGCTGAAACGGGGGACGTTCTGGTCTCGCTCGTATTTCCTAGCTACTACAGGACAAGTGACACTCGATAAGCTGAAACACTACGTTGAGAGTTAGGGACGATGAATAAAGTCTTTCGTTATAGGCTGTATCCGACCGCACACCAAGAAACGGTGATGAAGCAAACGCTTGAGCTGTGCAGATGGGTCTATAACGAAACACTGGCAACACGGCGCAACGCGTATGAAGCAACAAAAGACTTCCCATATTCTCGACACGTTTTGTATTCTCGATACGACACGCAAAAACTACTGTTGCTCTGGAAACAAGAACGACAGATACCTGTGTATTCTCAGGTGCTCCAAGAAGTTCAATATCGAGTAGACTTAGCCTTCAAAGCATTTTTCCGGCGGGTAAAAGCTGGAGAGAAAGCAGGATACCCGCGTTTCAAAGGTAGGGGCTGGTGTGATTCATTCACTTACCCACAGTCAGGTTTTGCTCTCACAGGTTCAACGCTACAGTTGTCAAAGATAGGTGATGTCAAAATCAAACTACACAGACCGATAGAGGGCGAGATAAAGCGGCTTAACATAAAGCGCAGTTCAACAGGGAAGTGGTTTGCGTGTTTCACTGTTGACGGTTGGAGAGAGATACAAATAGCACCTAACAATGCTGCGGTTGGTGTTGATGTTGGCATAAATTCGTTTGCCACACTGTCAACTGGTGAACACATAGACAACCCACGTTTCTTTAGAGCTGAAGAAAAACAGTTAGCGAAAGCGCAGCGAAATAAGGCAAAGAAGGTAATTCCGAAGATACACGAACGCATAGCGAACAAGCGGAGTAACTTCGCTCACCAGTTAAGCAGAAAGCTTGTCGATACATACGGCATCATCGCCTTCGAGGACTTGAATATCAAAGGGATGATGCAAAACAGCCACCTAGCAAAGTCAATAGGCGATGTGGCGTGGAGTCAGTTCATCACATTCACGAAGAACAAAGCTGAGAACGCTGGTTCAGTAGTGGTGATGGTTGACGCAAAGAATACAACTCAAGAATGTTCGAGATGTGGTCAGATAGTTCATAAAGAGCTGAAAGACCGCGTTCATTCGTGTGACTGCGGACTTGTCTTAGATAGAGATGAGAACGCGGCTAAGAACATACTCGGTCGTGGGCTAGCGACCGTTCGTGGAAACACGATAGAAGCTGCTTGCGTAAGCTAGTAGAGTAGTCACGGAGTGATGTAAAATGATAAAAGAAGTACCAAAGAAAACGAAAGAATACGCACAGGACTATGTATCTATTATAATTCTCTCATTTATGGCGGTGGGGCTATTTATAGTCGAAATCGTCGGCGGAGAGAAACCCGTATCGAAGAAGAATAACGGAAAGAAGCATCTAAGAATATTCTAACGGTGAAACAAAAATGATAAAAAGAAGTGGATACTACTCAACGTTTCGTCTACAACTCGACGAAAATGTAGGACTCGCGCTCTATGACGCCGCGAATAAGCATAACGTAACGCCGGACTATTATATCGAGAATTTACTCGATTCGTTGTTAAGGTAATATCATGAAAAAAGTGATTATAGCCGCTCTAAGTGTTGCGCTCGTTGCGATATTTCTAACGGGTGCGGTATCGGCTCAGACACAGGTTAATACCTCTGTCACGCAGACTATTATCCAGAAGCAAGTGATTAACGGCTGTAACGTTAAGCCAAAGCCGAGAATTGCGACATCAATCTACGGTAATCCTATGTTTAACGCGAATCCGACCGTTGTATACAATAGAGCATCTGTAGGATGGGGATTCGAGGTCGTTCCAACGGGACAAGCGAAGGTACTCTCCGTTCCGGTTACCGTAACCGTGGATAGCTCAATATACTGGTGGACGCAGGGTAAAGTTACACAAGTAAAGGGCGGAACTGAAACGATTGCGTTTACGTTGCCAGCGAAATCAACGGCGTGTCTCGCTCTCGGTAAGCACACGCTTATCGTGAAGTTCGCAGGTAATAGTCAATACGCACCGTCGACCGCGACATTTAACTTTTGGGTTCTAAAGCAATGAACGTGGAAGGTACTTTAGACTTAGAAAAGTGTGGGTATTTGCGTCAGTCTAAAATCGGAGACTGTTGGGACACCTGTACGTTTAAATTATGCACCCTACTACGCGTAAATCCCGCGAAGAAAGTAGACTATAGCGCCAAAAAAGGCGCGTATGAACTGTACAAACAAAAAGAATGAGTGTAAGCATAAAAGAGATAGTCGCTATTATCGTCGGCTATGCAATAGTTATCGTGGCGTTTAGCATCGTAAATAATACGAACCTAGAACTAGCCACGATACTAGCGATAATGATTTCGCTCTTTTACCTACAGATGAGAACGGAATACGTGGAGTAGAGAAAAATGCCATTAGATAGGCGCGAGAAGATATGCGTCGCGAGACGTCACGGACTTTTAGCCGATAAATATCGGCTTAGAACACTACAAAAAGAAATTGACCATGAGAGAAGAGAACTAGCTCGACACTGTAATAAGAACATACGGAGGAATTAACATATGTTAAGTAGCTGGTTAGAAAGAACCGTACAACTCTTTCTTGTTAATAAGGGCGGTATGGACGTTAAGTTAAGAAATTATAACGACGACGGTATAATGGTAGAACACGAGAAGGGGCAAGACTTTGTCCCATATAGTGCAATTCTACTAATGCGACTTCGTAATGAAGAGAAAAAACCGGGAAGAAACTTTGAACGGTTCTCTAATGAAGCGGAAAAAGAAGACAGCAACGCTTGATGAGCGTGTCGCCGCGTTCGTGAAAGAAGAATACTCGTGGGCGAAAAAATATTCAATCGAAGGTTGTAATGGGGCCTATCTAATTACGTTATCCTTCTATGCCGGAACCCCGAGGATAATTCGAATCACGACGAGTAATAATAAAATAGATAGTGTGGAGGAATTATGAGTAACCGAAATAAACAGCGACAAATAGTGATTCACGATAGCACATACTTCGCGCTTCTCGATGTGCGACTTAGGTTATCGAAAAATTTAAAACGTAGTGCAACGTTTAATGAAGCGATACAGGAGGCACTTAGGTTAGCGTATGATGTGCGATTTGAATAGGTAATTAGAGATGAGTAATAATCTTATAATGTGCGAAACCTGCGAGCACTATGATAACACGAGCTTAGGGGGTTTAGTCTTCTGCTCGTGTCCCCCCGGCTCTACGGTACTATTTGATTGCCTCGATTGTCCGTATTATACAAAGGTAAAAAAATGACGAATCCGTATATATGTGCAGAATGTAACCAGAAGATAGACATTTGTGAGTCTCATTTCGCATCAAAAACGCAACGATGGCATAAAAAGTGTTATAAAAAGAAAAATGGGGTAAAAACTTGAACGAAGAACCAACGATTGAAGAGCGCGTGACGCAGCTCGAGATAGCGATGATAGAACTACAACAGGCGTTTAATAACTTAGTTCAATTAGCTGTTAGAACGAAAGAAGAAGAAGAGGAACCATCTATGCGCGCGAGCGTAGGTCATAGAGGCCCGGCTCGATGCAAGAACGAAGAATCGTTAAATAACGGTCATCTTTGTATATGGGGCTTTAATCTCCCAACGAAGCTTGACTGTCACGAGTGCATTGGATGATGAAGTGTAAGAACTGCGGACACCTTAAACAAACGTCTAAAGACGCCGTGTGCGACATTAATCGAGAACCCGATGAGTTTAATTGTTGTCCTAAGTTTTTTAATGGCTATATTAATCGAGTTTTAACGGGTGAATAAAAATGCTATGGTTTTATGATTTACTTATAATAATAGGCATAGCTATTATAATAGACGGCATAGGTAGCGCGCTTGTACAGGGTGGACAATATCATACTCTCTGGTTTGATGGTGAGCGATATGCGCGAGCCGCAGCGGGTGTTGCTATAATAGTTCTCGCGATGTATGCTGGTTACGTAAACTAAATAACGATATAGCCACTAATAACGAAACGTTGATAAACTTTAAACCTAAGCCGTGTAAGAGCTGCGAAGTAGTATTTATTCCTCGCGGTAATAACCAGAAGTATTGTGACGCGTGCGCGAAAGAAGTTAAACTGATTAGTAATAGACGCAACGAGCTTAAGTATAGACTTAACCACCCCACTGAAAAACGCGTAAGAGATAGTAACTATTATCAAACGCATAAAGAAGAAAAACTTGCTCGTGGAAACGAAAGGCGGCGCTTGTTAAGGATTAAAGTTCTTTCTCATTACGCTAACGGTACGCCAAAATGTGCGTGTTGTGGCGAATCTCATATTCAATTTTTAGGGATAGACCATATAGACGGTAATGGTGGAAAACATAAAGCTACAATAAAAAGACCCGGTAATCAATTCTATAGTTGGTTAAAGAAGAATAATTTTCCAAGTGGCTTTCGGGTTTTATGTCATAATTGTAATCTATCTTTAGGATTCTACGGTTTTTGTCCCCACCAACAAAGGTGATGTGGCTACAAGCGGTAGCGAACGCTTAAAAGCTCTCGCAAGCTTTTAATACACGGTGGCACAATCCGCTCAGCGAACGCTATTTAGACGACTTGCCGATAGTGTAACTTTTAGACAACGAGCAGGTATTCAACAACTAAATCAAACGCCGAGTAGCGACCAAGACGTTCTCGCGCGAATCGTTGGCGACCAAGTTACTGCTTCTATAAAGCGAGATATTCCCGCGTATCTAAAAGCATTTGCCGAACTACCGTGGTTACGAACCTCGGTGACAAAGGTAGCTAATTCTATTGCTCAGAACGATTGGGACATTCGTTTTGTTCGACGCGAGCCGAGCAAAACCGGCGGCATGGACGTCATAGAAGAAGAGCCACAGAACGTTATCCCGCTTCAAGATTTTATTAATAATCCTAATTCTAATTTTAGCTTTCAACAGCTTATTTGGCTTACGCAGGTCTATTTAGAACTCGTTGGCGAAGCGTTTTGGTGGATGGTGCCAATACAGAGCGTAGTACAAGCGTATCCTATCTCGCCCGGTAAAGTAGTTAGAACACCGACCGCTGATGAGGCGTTTTTTACTATTTCGGGGCCGAAGGGCGAATTTAGAATCGATATGGATGAGATGATATGGTTCGCTCATCTAGACCCGGCCGACCCGTATTCTCGAGGCGTAGGTTTAGCACAATCACTTTCTCACGACCTCGACACTGACGACGCTGCTTCTCGTTATGTATTAAGCTACTTTAATAATCAAGCTCGGCCACCACTGCTCATTTATGGGGAAGGGCTTAACGCAGAACGGGTGAGACAGCTCGAAGACGATTGGAACTTACAGCATCAGGGCTTTTGGAACGCTGGTAAAGTTCGGTTCTTAAGTCGAAAAGTCGAGATTAAAGAACTAAGTCAAAAGTTCGAAGGCGCGGATATTGTAAATCTACGACAGCATCAAAGAGACGTCGTAGCTTCAGTTATTGGCGTACCGCCTGAGATACTTGGTATTCTTCAGTCGTCGAATCGAGCAACTATAGATGCAGCCGACCTTTTCTTTTCTCGTTACACGCTTCGACCCCGACTTGACTTTTTACAAGAAGTTCTTAATAAACAATTAATCCCCCGGTTTGACGACACTGGCGAATTAGTAATGCTCTACGTTAATCCGGTGCAAAAGGATAAAGACATAATTCTAAAAGCGGCTCGATTTATGCCGAGTGCGCTTATGATTGACGAATGGCGAGCATTAATGGAATACGACCCGTTACCCGATGGAGATGGTGAATGTTTCGTTGTACCAATTAACGTGCAGGTTCTCTCTAGTCTAAAGAAAGGCATTGTGCAGGTTCCGGCCGTCGCGCCACCACCGCAAGCCGGTAAAGAGGCATATGGTGAGACTCAAACGCCGTTCGGAAAGATTCGCGGTAAGAAGACGAAGCGACTCCGCGATTTAGAACGATACACACGACGACCGAGGAAACAATAATGCCTACAAAATTGCCAATTATCACCTTAATGCCGCCCGACCACTGCGCTAACTGTAAAACGTCGTGGTTTAACGACGACGGTTCATCAAAACGATTTACATTATTTGGAACTCCCGAACATCTAAAGTGGCTCTGTAATCCGTGTTTTATAAAGCTTGCAACGCTCGAGAAAGAAGAGCAGAACAAGTTAATCGACGTGAAGTTGCTGCCTAACGATAATACCTAACGGCGGTGGAATTATGGAAGACTTAAAGAGGGACGTTAAGGCCGTTAAAACCGAACTTGACGCGGAACTTAAGAAAATTAATGAGTTTAGTTCCAAGTTAGAAAAAAGTACCTCACTTATCGAAAGCATACGCGACGAACAAAAGCACGTTTCGCTTGTGCATAAAGAAGAATTAGGCGCCATGGAAAACTGCGTGAAACAGTGTCAAATAAGCCTCGGTCAGCACGACGAGCGTCTTAAAGCGTACGAGGCAAACAGTATTCGACAAAACGGCATTCTTAATAAGCTCGACGAAAAAATCGACGAGTTGGGTACGGATATTCACGGCATTGTAACAAAAGTCGACGCTATGGATTTAAACATAGCAAACCGGATGAACTCGATTGAGCGAAATGGCATAAAGCGAGAAAGCGCGACCGAAAAAGCAAGACTCGCCAGCGATGCAGCAACGAGAATAGCAACCACGGAAGACATAGGCGAACTGCGTGCGGAGTTTATAAAACAAAACGCCGTAGAAACAAGCGCACTTCACTGGAAGATTATAGGCGCGCTTTCGTCACTTGCGTTCCTGTTTATTCTTGTATTTATTTCATATTCATTTCACGTATTTGGTGGATTACCCTAGCCACAACGGGGGTATGAATGATGTTAATTCATTTATTAGAGAAAAACGGCATCTCGCTAGAGCATAAGACTGACGATAAGAGGTAGGACATGAGCGATAGACGCGCGTATTATGTAGAATACTGGCAACTTAATAAAGAGAGAATACACGCGCGACAAAGAAGGTATCGTCAAGAAAACGCTGATAAGATACGAGAGCGAAACCGCGCGTATTATAATACTCATCCCGAAGTTTGCCATGCGATACTAAAGCGCGCTAATCATAAACGCAGAGTGAATAAAGCAGGCAATGGCGGTTCGTTTACATTCGACGAAGAAATGGAACTCTTCGCTTGGCAGCGCGGCGATTGTCATTACTGTGGTGAATTTTTGTACGTGGCTATGCCATATCACGTCGACCACAAAATCCCGATTTCTCGTGGTGGGTCGAATAATATTGATAATATTGCGTTAACGTGTCCGTCTTGTAACCGTAGACAACATGCGAAGACGGAATTAGAATTTTTACAGGAGCTGGCTACATGACACTTACAAAAGACGTGATTCAAGGCACGCCGCGTTTTAAGACGCTAAAACTATCGGAGGTTAAAGACGTTTCGACACCTAGTGCGATGCGTCTCGCTTTTACGATTAGTAACGAAGAGATAGACCGCGATGGCGATAGTTTAGACGCAAAAGGCTGGACGCTCGGGAACTATGTTAAAAACCCCGTCGTTATGTGGGCGCATCAGTACGATAAGTTGCCCGTTGGTAAAGCTATAAAAACTTGGGTAGATGTAGACGCGCTTAAATCCGTTGTTGAATTTACACCAGATGAACTTTATTTAGACGAGAAAGGTAACGACACCTATAAAGGAATACGTGGTTCAACGTGTTTTAATTTTTATAAAAATGGATTCTTAAACGCCGTTTCTGCCGGTTTTTACCCAATAGATTGGGAAGCAATGAAAAAACAAGACGACGGAGCGAATAGCATGATAGGCGGTACGCACTTTATGAAGCAAGATTTAATTGAATACTCTTGCGTACCTGTGCCGTCGAATCCCGGAGCGCTGCAAATAGGCGCGAGCGCGAAGGACGTTACGAATAATGAACTTAAATCAATGAGAGCAGAGGTCAAGAAATGGGCCGAATATGCCCTTAAAAATTGTTCATGTCCTAACGAAAAAGCGTTAGGAGTTTCAGATGAGGCCGCAGGTGGCGCACTTGTGCCTGAAGGCGGCGACACTAATAATAAAGGAGATGTCAAAATGCGAAAAGGAGCGATAAGTTATAAAGACGCTCACCCAAACGGCACGCCACTCTCTGCTAAAGACGCCACGTGGAACGCTAATTTAGAACGCTCTAAGGCTACTAAGGCGGAGCACTTCAAGGCGATGCACGCAGGATTTACCGGCGATGACGAGTCGACTAAAGATGGTTATCAATATGCACATCACACAGGCGACGCGCCTCACGAAGTTAATCTAAAAGCGGTTAAGCGAATCGGTAAAGCCGTCGCTGCACAGCTACTCGTCACACCAGAACAGGACGACGAGGGACATATGAAACAAGCCGCTACACAAGAAGGCGACGTTGACCATCTAGGTTTTACGCAAAATGATAATCAGATTATTCTCGACCATATGAATCAACATATGAGCGAGTTTAAAGAAAACATACCGTGGGATACAAGTACTAACGGTCAATCCGGCTCTGCTAAGCAAAAGGAAGTTGAATCTAAAGAAGATGCCGTAGAATCTAAAGACGTCGAAGACGAAACTAAAGACGTCGAAGAGGCTACGAAAGAAGTCGACGAGAAAGCTCTAGCAGCTAACGAAGACGCGTGCGGCGAGTGCAAGAACTTCAAAGACGGGCAGTGCAATCAAGATGAAACTCCCGACTCGTGCGATAACGCAAACGAAGATGAAGAGCCGCCTAAAGACGAAGAGAAGCACGAGAAGAAGGAAGTAGAGGGTACGACGACTAAGGGTGCAATTCCTTATATGAAAACACCACTAGCCAGTGAAGACGCCGCGTGGGACGGCCCCGGTCAAATCGCAGCAGCCGAACCTGATGATTTAAAGATTATGTGTACGTGGGTCGACCCTGATGGTGACCCCGACGCGAAGAGTAGTTACAAGCTTCCGCATCACCAATCAAGCGGCCAGCACTCGTGCGTATTAAACGGCGTGCGTGGTTGCGGTGGAGCAATACAAGGAGCACGTAGTCCGCTTAAAGTTCCTGCTGGCGATATTGCGGCTATTAAATCACATCTCGAGAAGCACTACCACGATTTCGGCGATAGCGCACCGTGGGAGTCCGACGACGAGAAAGAAGCGACTAAACTATTCGAAAAAATGATGGATATTACGACGACGAAGGCAGGTAGACGAATCTCTAAGAGTACCGGAGAAGCACTTAATGAGGCTCTCGGTAAATTTAGCGAAGGATTCGGGCATCACGAAGCCGGTATGAAAGCACACGAGTCAGTCACAAAAGCGCACGCGAAAGCGGCAACAGCTCACGATGAGGCTATAAAGTGCTATAAAGCTGGTTTTGATGCAGTTAAATCGGTTCTCGATAAGGAAGAGGGCGGTGACGACGAACAGAACACCGAACCCGAAGACCAAGAGCCGGTAACACCCGGACAAGAACCGATTACACCCGGACAACCGACCGCAAAGAAACTCGAAGACGTCGAAGAAGTCTACATCGTCGACGTGAATGAGCTTGGTGAGATGTTAAAAGACACCGTAACCGAGCTTAAAAAGCAATTAGATTTGTAGGCTGCGCCTGTTCGTAACTTAAAATAGCGCAGCTTAAAGATGGAGATATATCTATGGAAGAAGCACATATGACGCGCAATGATATTAGCGCGTTGATTAAGGAGATGCTTGCTCCCGTTATGGAAGATGTTAAGAAAGGCGCGGCAATCCGCGACAATCTTAACGTTCGTTCACAACTTGGAGGCGAGCAAACCTCTACGAAAACCGCTGCTTCAGCTCAGATGGGAAATACGGTTAGCGGATTCATTAAAGCTCTCGTTATGGCTGAGAAGAACCGTGAAAGCCCACTTAACTTCGCAACTAGAGTCTTCGGCGATAAAGCCGAAGTTACAAAGGCTCTTAGTGCGAATCAAGATGTTAGTGGTGGGTTTTTGGTTCCAGAAGTCCTATCGACTGAGATTATTGAATTCCTAAGACCCGCCTCTGTTATGCGTTCTATGGGCGCTCGAGTGCTACCCCTCAACAACCTTCAGATGAGTATTCCGAAGGTGACGGGTGGTGCCAATGCAACCTATGTTGGTGAGAATATTAACATTCAAGCCACGGAACAGAGCTTTGGTCAAATAACACTTGCAGCTAAGAAACTAGCCGCACTTGTCCCAATCTCAAACGAGCTTTTGCAGGTAAACACAATCGCTGCCGACCAAATCGTACGAGAAGACCTCGTTAAAGCGATGGCGCAGCGCGAAGACCAAGCCTTTATGCGCGGTGACGGCACCGTGAATACCCCGAAGGGTCTCCTTAACTGGATTAGCCCGACGAACGTATTCGCAGCCACGCAACCCGCAGCACAGACTGGTACGCCTACGTATTCTAACCTTCAGAGTGTCACGAATGACCTCGCGACGTGCATCCTCAAATTGCGCCAAGCCAACATTCCAATGACAAACTGCGGTTGGATATTCGCACCTCAGATTGAGTATTACCTTATGACCATAAGGGATTCGCTCGGTAACTACGCTTTCCAGCCCGAAATGGCGACAGGCAAGTTGCTTAGATTCCCCTACGCTGTCACGACTCAGATTCCGACTAACCTAACTGATTCAACTACAGGTAGTCCGGTTTCTAACTGTTCAGAAATCTACTTTGTGAACTTCGATGACGCGTTCATTGGCGACTCGATGCAGGTTCGAATAGACGTTAGCAATACGGCGGCTTATTACGATGGAATGAACGTCGTAGCAACCTTCTCGGAAGACCAGACGGTTATTCGAGCGGTTAGTATGCACGATTTCGCAATGCGATACGACCTCGCTGGCGCTGTTATGAAGTCAGTTAAAGGTTGGGGCGCTGCATAAAGGAGTGAGGAAAAATGAGATATTACGATATTTCAGGTAGAGTACAGGTTGTTAACCTCGCTCACGCAGTAACGGTTACGCCCGGCGCGTCTCCCGCTACAACGCACATCGACCCCGGAGATACAAACTGTCTCTTCATCGACCGAACTGGCTACTACTCGTATATTCTACAAGTAGTGCTAAAGGGTGCGATGACGGCCACGAACACCACATCTCTAGCTGTTAAAATGCAGTCTTCGACCGATGGAACTTCGTTTACGAGTCCTACGGACTTCACGAGCGTTTCATCTGCTGACGCGGACTACAAACAGCTCTACTTTAACGCAACCGGTTCGACAGCCGCATATAACGCGGTTCCTGCGGGATTCCAAGACCAGCCGTATGTGTTCACGTCGCCTACAAGCGCGTCCGCAACGGCTACCGTTCTCGACGCCCGAATCTTTGGGTCACTTCGAGACGCTAACGTTATTGGAAAGTATATCGCGCCTTATGTGACTTTCGTTAATACGAAGGTTGCTGGAAACGCGGATACTACGCTTACCGCAGACGTTAACATACTGCTTGGCGCTGGCGACTCAATGCCCGTTATAAGTGGCGGTACGATGGGCGGAACTAAGCCCTACTACTCCGCAGGGCAGTAAGCGAGAAAATGAGAGAAATACAATTCGTGCAAGTAGTACCACCGTATAACATAGGTGAAATAGCGTCCTTTTCCGAAGAGGAAGCACATAGACTCGTCTTAAGCGGCGTAGCTCGATACGTCGAGCATAAACGCCCCGAGCCTAAAGTTTCTAAAATGGTAGAGACGCCGCCGAAAGATAAGATGGTTCGAAGCGCGAATGTAAAGAAAAAGTGAGAGAAAACTCTCTCACCCTCCCTTTTTTAGAAGGAGGCGAAAATGACAAAAACATTAGTTTCTGCTGATTCGGCCGGTTGTCTTTACGTAGACTATACGTGTGCGTTTCATACTGCGGATATTGCAAGTAAGGCAGTTACCACGGCTCTAATTAATGACCAAGCAGTTACAGCAGCACAAATAGCAAACGGCACGATTACCACAACGCAGGTATCCGCAACAGCAGGTATTCTCGGTTCTCAATTAGGCGCTGGAACGATTCATCAAGTGAAAGGAACCGTAACGTGGAACGGTGGCGCTACACAGGCAATAGCGACACTTCCCGCAGGCGCGATTCTACTTCAAGCAATTTCTGTTTGTACTACGGCTTTCGATGGCTCAGGCCCAGCGGTAACGATTGGTTATACAGGCAATCAAACTAAAATAATTACCGCTTCGACATTAACGCTTAACGCTGTAACTGGCGAAGTCGCATCTTCATTAGGTGCCGACCTCTACGACGCGACGGCTAAGAAAAGTGTAAAGTTTTACGCAGCTCAGACGGTAGTTAACGGCTATCTTACCGCAGGCGGAAGCGCAACAGTCGGTTCGCTTGACGTTTATCTAATCTACGTTCAAACCGCTTAAGGAGGTTCAAAAAGATGAGCTTCCCAAAGAACCCACGCGTCGGTATGGATACCGAAGGTGATATGAGTGGTGGCGCGTGGAACGCAGACGCTACAGAGAAAATAGAGTGGGCGCAGCTTATTAACGACGTGATGACCACCGACGAGGAAGATAATCCTGCACTTAACACGAAAGTTGCCGTAACAGTCGATACCGTTAGTTTAGAGGGCGTAAGCGCTGTAAATGACACAATTCCCGTTACAATAGTCGCACCAACGACTAATGTCGATGGCGCAATTACCGAGTCTGATATGCTCGCACATCGCTTCGAGACACTCTCAACGCCGTGTGGGGCGCGGATTAGAGTAGTCGCTGACGCGGGTAATGACGTTTCCGGTGTTTTAATCGGTAACACGAACGCACCACACTTTCCGCTATACGCAGGTCTTTCAATCGACCTCGCGTGCTCGGATTTACATAATCTCTACTATCAGTTTCAGCACGCAGGTGACAAGATTTACTACATAACAACTGCCTGAGAGTGAGACGATGAAGCGCTCCATTAACGTAATAACGCCGCCGCAAGACGCAGACGGGAGCCTAATTTATCCCGTCACGTATAACCAAGCGTGCGTCTTTCTTCACGTCGACCCATCGAACCCGTCGTCACAACAGGACTTAATAAACGGTTGCATAGCGGCGGCTACGGGAATGGTTGAGAAATACATAGGTAGAGCGCTCTTAACGCAAACGCTTCAAATGGAGTTTATGCCGAATCCTCCTGAGATTCTACCGTTTAGACTTCATTTATTTAGAGCTGCACCATTACAGAATGTTTTAAACGTAACCGCTTACGACCAAGAAGGCGTCGCGCACGTGCAAAATTCAGATGTTTACCACGTCGACACGATGACAATTCCCGGAAGACTTCAGCTTCTTATGGGTTTTTGGTGGGATTACTACGTTTTTGGCTATTATACGGTCGAATACGTAGCTGGCTTCGGCGATGACCCAAGCGCAGTCCCGCCGGAGATTAAACAAGCGATATTAGCACAGACCTCTCAAATTTATCAATCCGCTGAAGATTTCGATTATGCAATGGCACCACAAGCCGAGGTTCTATTACAGGATTGGAAACTCGACGAGTTCGACTACACCGACAGCTCAGCCGTAAAGTGGAGTCCGTTCGGCACGGCCTCACTTGGATACGGGTACCGATGACGAAGATTAAGGGTGAGTCGCTTAGCTTAAAAGCGCGCTTAGCGAAGAAATTTCCGAATGGGTTTCGAAAGAAGAAGAAGGCTAGAAAATGACGATAACCGACATCAGGTTTGACCCGTCACCAGCGCCAACTAAACGAAACCCGCGAAACACGCTGTATCAGTTACGTAGAAAAATCGTCTTTCAGCGCTATAACGGTGTAAAAACCGGCGATGAACTTCACGGTCACCCGTATAGCGATTATGAAGATTATTTAGTTGGTGGAGACGGCACCGGCGTTGACGCAGACATTCAGACGCCTAACCCAAGTGACGTAATAATAGCGGGTCAGATGCAGGAGATTCTTACTCATTCGATTCTTGTGCGTTATGATAGCCGAATAGACCCGCGAATGATTATTAAATATACAAATCAGGACACCGGCGTATCGAGGTACTGGTACATCGTAACGCTCATAAACCCCGACTTTGAGTGGCATTATCTTCGCTTAGGTGCGGTAGAAATCGTAGAATACGACGACGAGGGAACATAATGGTTGGTACAGGGGTTACGGTCAACGGCATATCCGCAGTCGTCGCACGATTCGGCGACCTTCGGGAGACCGGCACATCAACCGCGTTAGTAGCCGCGATAAATGCAGGTTTAGCAATAGTAGAAACGTCGGCTAAGGTGAAGGTTCATTCAAAGAGCGGCCAGCTTAAAATTAGTATTCATACAATACCTGCAACGCCCGGCAATCTAGAAGGGCGTGTTGTCACCGGAAAGACATACGGATGGTATGTAGAGAAAGGAACGAAACCACACATCATCGTTCCGGTAAACGCGATGGCATTACACTTTGAATGGGAAGCCTACGGGGCCGAAGTGTTCACAAAACAGGTTAATCATCCGGGTTCTCAGGCGTATCCGTTTCTACAACCTGCGTTAGAAGAGAACGTAGAAGACATAAAAGCTTCCGTTATGCTCGCGCTTCAAATGGAATTTATGAAGAATGGTCTTTCACTATGAGCAGCGAAGGGATATTAGTTAAACGCCACGCAGGCTATGATTTACGATTATTACTCGTAAACGTACTCATGAACGACCCCACACTCACAACGGCTACCTACGAAGACGAGCACGGTAACAACATTAAAGTTAGAATTTACGACACCGTACCACCGGGAGTAAAGAAACCGTATATCGCTATCGGTAAAGCGGCAATTAACATCGATGAGCGTCAGACGAAAGACTTGTTTATTGATAAATATCTCGTCGAGATTGACATATTCACGCACTACGGCGGGAAAAAACAGGTTTCCGAGATAATGAATGATGTTATTTTTGCACTCTCATCGGCGTGGGCGAGTGAACAGCTACAATTTCCCGAAGAGAGTCCTTTCTTAGTGGGAACATTTGAAATAGGCGTTCGCGGCGAGGACGTTAGCGTATGGGGCGCGAAAGAAGCGGAACACGACGTTCTAACGTGCAACGTGCAGGTCGCACAGGTGCTATAAAATTAATCGAGGTTATAATGGAAGAGAAGAGGAACGAAATTAAGGAAAAGGTCGTGCTTGCGGCCGCAGAAAAGGCAACGGTCGAAGCAATACCAGTAGAGCCCCCAAAACGGTCTTCCACTGCAACGGTGCGCGACGTAGCGACGGCTCTACGTGATAAATTAACAAATGTTAATATTATCGTTAACCCGTCGGAGAAGAAATATCCGTATGTAGAAATTGGAGACGACTTCGGCGAGTGTGAGTTATCATTCGAAAAGATAGCAAACACGCAAATAAAATTGCATTGCTACGTAGAAAAAGGATTTAATAGCGTAGGCCGCGCGAGAGAGTTCTCAGCACGCGTGCTCGACGTGTTACGCGACGAGTATAACATAGGCTTTAAACGCGTTAAAATCGCTTTTTCACAAAATACAGAACATAGCGAAGCTGACGCGCGATATGTGACGTTATGCCTCATCGTCACGCGCACCACGAACGCTTAGAATTTAAAATAAATAGATAGGAGATTAGAAGATGGCTATTAGTAAAAGCACAGCGTCCGGATTTCTTAATGGGCGTTTTACTCGATTCTTCGTCGATACGAGCGGTTCAAATACCGGCGTGCCGTCGTGGACAATAGTCGGCGGTGAGTTGACCGGCAAGTGGACAATCGACCCACAGCTCGAGGATTACACAACCAAAGACGCAGACGCAATCGTTTACTACCCGACCCGATACAAGTGGAACGGCAGTTTTGATACAAATTATCTAGACGACGACACTGGTCAAGAGATGTGCCGAAACGTTATTCTATCGGTAGGACAATCAGCGCCAATCGGTAACGCACCCGGCCCAGTTGTACGGGTTGGATGGAGAATTCAAGAGGATATACAGGGCGTTACGCCTTCGACGCAAGCACATATGGTCGGACTCGTAGCGCTGAAAGTCGATTACCAGATGGACGACGCTAAGATGGGTAAAATGACGATTACCTTCACCGGCAGCGGCGCAATCGACCTCGCGACAGACCCGGGTACATAATCTGGTGGTGAAGAAGCGTGACTGTAACATATACAAACAACTCAGTTCAAGCGATTAACACGACGTGGAACTCAGACGCGACGCTCGTGGGGCTTACACCAACACTAACAAACGCGTGCCACACCGGCGGCAGCGCGGGTGATAGCTTCACTAACACAGGTCGCGAGTTTATCTATATCACGAATGGCGCGTCTGAGGGCGCGCTTATCGTGACGGTAAACGACCAATCGGCCTGCGACCACGGATTCGACCACAATGTTGTCGCGAACGTCGCACCGAATACGGGACGGATGCTCGGCCCATTTCCGGTTAACTGGTTTACGGCTACGGCGTTAGTCACGTATACCGGCGATGTAACGGGCAGCCCAAAGATAAGCGTAATACAATTACCGCAAACCTCACCATTCCCCGAGTGAGTAAAAACGTAGCGCGCACGAGTGACGGTGTTTCGTCTCGATGAGTGCGCGTGAGTCTTTCTTGTTACCCAATAGGAGGTACAAAAAGAAAATGAAGTTAAAGAATCCGCAACGCGGCTTTATCGAATTAGACATTGATAAAGATAGAGAGTTTCTAGACTTACCAGAAGACGAACCGATATATCTAAAATACACTTATAATGCAATCTCATTAGCTGACCGTCAGTTAAAGAAAGCAAGCGGCGCTAGTATGATGCTACTCTTAACTAATCCGAGGTCGATAACGACCGACGACTTACGAATCCTACTCGCTGAAGGGTTACGGCATCAATTTCCGGGTATCTCTATCGACGTATGTGGCGATATTCTCGAGCACGAGAAATTCTTTAAGATACTCCCGAAGATTATCGAGGCCGCTAGTATCATTATGGAAGAGTGGTTCGATGGCGACGCAGCAGCGGATATTAAAAATATGCGCGTGCGTGCAGTTGCCGTAAGTGGTAAGGAAGACCCCGCTGAAGCGGTGGGGGAACCAAAAAACTAGAATACGACTTTAAAGCGCTACTAAAGATAGCTACGGGGCCGCTAAACCTAACTCCCGAGCAGTTTTGGGAGTTATGCCCGTTTGAGTTTCAGCTACTCTATGATGGCTACGAGTTTCGAAGAAGAGAAACCGAATATCGTACCGCGTGGGCGTTAGCGAACGTACTCAATGCGTGGAAAGGTAAAGACGATAAGGCGATAAAAGTCTCTACGTTGCTACCGTGGGCGAAAGAAGACGAATTAGAGCGCGAAGAAAACTTAGACCGTGAGGAAATAAAGCGTCGTAAGAAATCGCTTAAATCACGTAAATCTAGTAAACCTCGAGATTTACCTAAACAAAAAAGCATCGACGAATTAGTTGATACATATCTCATAACGGCCGGTAAGAAAAAGGAAGACCTAACACCGGAAGAACTCGCAGAAATTCGCGTGAATGCGATAAATCAATCAGTCGCGAATGAAGTAGACGCGCCGGGTCTTAGACTCTTTAGAAAAGCGCCGAAGGAATGGTGTAACTTTCCCGATTAGGTGAAACGTGGTAAAGAAAGCTAAAGCGGTAAAACACGCCAAAGCACACGCTAAAGCACACGCAACCGCGAGTAAAACCGCTAAAGCACATCATAAGACTACGGAAGCGGCACACCACAAAACCACAACGAAAACACACCATAAGACGACCGTAGAAGCACACCCACAAACAAAGACAAAAGCGAGCCATCTATCAAAAAAATCGGGAGACACATCGACGAAACCGACGCTTCACGTTAAAATAAAGGTACAGAAACAGAAGAAACGCGCACCGACGAGCTTCGTCGCGAAAACAACGGCGCAAGCACGGCACATAGCTAAGTTTTAAAGAAAGGTAAACATGGCAAGTCTCGGCGAATTGATGGTCATTATCACCGGCAACGCTGATGGTTTAAAGGCCGCGTTAGCCGAAGGTAGCGAGTCGACAGAAGCGTTCGGCGGCGAAATGGACGCGGCTGGCGCTAGTGCAACTGGTTTCGCTGCGGGTACTGGTGAAGCAGAAGCGTCGGCAACTGGTATGGCTGCCGGTATGGATGATGCGACCGCGAGTGCAGGAGAGCTAGAAGGTGGTTTAGGCGACGCTGCGGTAGCTGGTGGCGCTGCTGCTGGCGGATTAAAAGACACAGAAGCGGCAGCTACCGACGCGAAAGCGGGAATGAGCGACGCAGCTACCGAAGCTGGTGGCCTAGGTAGTGCGCTTACAAGCGCGGGTACGTTAGGTGCAGCAGGTATAGGTATCGCCACCGTTGCCGTTGCGGCGTTCGCTATTAAGTCCGGTGAAACCGTTGATAATGCTTATTCTCAGATGGGAAAAGCAACTGGCTTACAGGGTACTCAACTTCAATCACTTGAGACGCAGTGGGGTAACGTTTATGCGAACGTTCCTGCAAGCGCGAGCACCGTAGCGACGGTTATTGATAAAGTAAATAACTCGCTTGGATTACAGGGTGACGCGTTAGGAAAAGCAACGCAAGATATTATTGATTATAGTATTGCGACCGGAACCGACGCCACTAGCGATACCGACTCTTTTACGACCGGCTTAACAGAAGCGAATCGTGGGCTCCAAGCGATGCACGAGCCCCTTATGACGACCGCGCAGTTATCTGATATGTCTACCGTAGCGTTTCAGAAGACCGGAAAGGGAATCCAAGATTGGGGGCCGGCGTTCGATAAAGCTACCGCGTCGATGACTGCGATGGGAATGTCTATTCCTCAGCAAGTCGCGGCTCTTTCTGCGTTCTCACAAGCTGGAATACCCGCTAGACAGTTAACTTCTTTATTACAGGGAATCGGCCCCGCCGCCGATAAAGCGGGAGAGAGTCAACAGGCGTTTTGGCAACACTTACTCGAAGATGGAAAGACGGGTGTTTATACTCAAGATGAGCTTAAGCTTCTCGGCAAGAACCAAGATAACTTCACCGCAGCGGTTAAGTCGGGGACTATCACTAATCAGGCGTATATAAGCTCTCTTCAGAATAGCGGTGGTGCGACTGAAAAAGCCGCCGAATCAAACGAGACGTTTGGCGAAGCGTTAACCGAGCTTGAAAATAAGTTAACATTAGCGTTTGCCCCGCTTGGGACTACTATACTTACCATATTAAAGAACTTCATCGTCGCGTTAACGCCGGTAATTAGTTTTATTGGTCTTTTAGCGAAAGGCTTCGCGGCTCTACCTATGCCAATACAAGCGGGTATGCTCGCTATAGGGCTTATAGCCGGTGGTGTCGCTGCTGCCGGACTCGCGCTTAAAATGTTTAATATTAATATTGGAGATATTATTACGAGCATCACGAAGCTAAAAGGTGCAGGTCTTAGCGATATAACTAATCAACTTAAAGAATTTGTTGGTTTAGGTGGTAGTGGTGCGGCTAAAGGCGTAGAGGCCGAAGCAGAGAGCGCCGTTGGCAGTGCAAGCTCGAAAAGACCGTGTCCGATAGACCCCGCGTGTTTTGATAAGTGTACTCAGAACGCGAAAGGCACGACGAGCGAACTAGAGAATATGCAGAATAAGGGGCAGGGCTTCGATAATCTTCTTCAAGACGCTACAGGAAAAACGTCGAATCTCGGTGATGTTATAGGTGACGCGTCTGGAGAAACGGGAGAGCTTGCCGCCGGTGCAGGTGACGTTGGCGAAGGATTAGCCGCCGCCGGTGAAGGTGGGGGGATTCTAAGCGGTATAATGGGTGCTCTTCCGGGGCCGCTCGCGGGAATTCTCGGTAGCGTAGGCGGAATAGGTGAAGGACTACTTGGTGGTGCCGGTGCGGCAGGGGGACTAACGGGTGGCTTAGGTGCTGCTGTAGCAGCGTCAGGGCCGTTAATACCAATAACCGGCGCTGTAGCTCTTGGTTTAGGTACAATGGCCGCTACGTCTGGAACGTTTAGAGGTATGCTCGGCGGTGCGGCTACTGCTGCTGGCGGCGTTATGACTCAAGTGCAGGGCATAGCTGGCGCGCTGATGAGCGGTAACTTCTCACAAGCAGGTCAATTACTTCAACAGGGATTTCAAGGCGCGATAGACTCACTTAAGAACTTCGATTTCGGTGAGTGGGCCGCGCAGATGATTCAGTCGATTAAAGAATCCGTTGGTAATATCGGCGGAATGATTCTTAACGGGCTTTCTAGCTTATCTAACATAGCCGATACGATAATGAACTGGCTAAACGGCATTGATTGGAACAGCGTCGTAGATGGTCTTGTAAAAGCAATCACCGGCTTATTCGGCGGTGGTGGCGGTGGCGGTGGCAAGTCTGCTACGACTTCAGTAAGTACCGGAATGAATAAATCACTCGTAGACGGCGCGACACAAGCAGCGCCTACGGTTTTAATGAAACTCGTGGGGGCGTTGGGGGGTCTCGCTGTTGCGTTATTATCGATATTCCCGAAGATAGCGATGGCACTTGGTCAGGCGATTCTTAATTATTTAGTAACGCTCGATTGGGGAAGCATCGCGAATCAGCTATGGAGTGCGATACAGGGGGCTTTAGGAACGTTAGGCACGTGGGTGTGGGGTTTGCTCGTGCAGGTTCCGGGTCTTCTATGGCAGGGATTCACTTCAGCTCTAGGAACGTTAGGCACGTGGTTATGGGGACTGCTTACACCGATTCCGGGCGAATTATGGAACGCTTTCGTTAGCGCTATTGGAACGTTTGGAACATGGTTATGGGGTCTACTTTCACCGATTCCGGGTGAGTTATGGAATTCGGTAACGACACAGAACTGGGGACAGATAGGGCAAAACATTCTAACAGGCGTTGTAAGTATCGGTGGTAGCGTTTTAAGCGCCATTACGGGTCAAGATTGGGGGCAGATAGGGCAGAATATCCTAAACGGCATCACGAGTTTAGGTGGACAGATGGGAAGCGCAATATCTGGTGCCGTAACGAGCGCGCTTTCGGGCGCGAATATCACGTTTACTATCCCGATTATTAATAAAACAGTCTCGTTTAACTTAGCCGAGGGTGCGTATATCGCAGCCCGTTCGGGCGGCGTTTTAGCGGTTATCGGTGAAGGTGGCGAAGATGAATACGTTATTCCCGCTTCGAAGATGGGCGACCCGACGGCTATATCGGGTCTACCGAGATTAGCAGGCGGAGCGCTAGTCACTGGGAGCGTTGGTAACACGAACGTTTCAAACGTTATGAGATTAAGCGCGGCTACACCGAGCACGAGCGCACAACAGAGCGGTGGCGATATGCACATTCATTTCGATGGCCCAATTCATACGGTATCTGTGCAAGAAGCGCGACAGTATGCGAAAATTGTCGGCAATGAATTCGATAGCTATCGACGTCGGAAAGGGCAGATGAGAGGTTAAGATGGGAAGCTCGCAGAAACTAACTTTCGCCGGTCAAGACATCACGCAAGCACCGTATAATGCAGTTATGACGATGCAAGCGAAGTATTGGTGGTTAGACGGCTTCACGTCGACACAGTATCCGACAAGCGCCACTTCTTTAGTGAATTCTAAGACCTATCTAAAGGATTGGGTTATCACGATTTATCTAAGAATCATCTCTCCTGATATGACTCGCGCGACGATGCAATCAAGTTATAATGCGCTTGCACAGCTTTTTAATCCGCTAAATGGTGACCAGCAGCTTATCTTCGATGAGTTTCCTCTATCGTATTTCATAGCGAAAGGTCAGAAGTTCGCTATAACGAAAGAGGATTCTGCGAAGCATATCATAGAACTCGAAGTCGATTTTGCCTGCACCGGCCCACCGCGTAGCTTAAGCGAAACGGTCGTGTCGAAAAACATAGCAACCTCACCACAGAGTCTACCGATTTTTTCATTAGGCGACGTGCAAAGTTCTCCACGGTATCGCTTCACGGCCGCGCAGGCATACACCGGAAACGTTACAATTAGTAATTCCGTCACGAATGAGCAAGTCATATGGAATGGTGCGCTTGCAGCAAACGACGTCCTAGATTTTATTATGGACGTTGACTACGGAACGCCTTATACAGTTTTACATAACGGCAATCTTTCTATTTCAACAATACAGGGGCCAGCGTGGCCTCATATACCACCTAACGATTCTAGAGTTTCATTAATGGGGCCACATAGCGGCACGTTTGAAATTCGGTGGCGCGATAGGTGGCTAGTTGGACAACAGTCGTTAGGCTTACCGACGAATATCTTATTAAGCGCTAATTACGGCACGCCGTCTCTAGGACAAAACGTTACGTTTAACGTTCAGTTAAATAACACAATGGGGCCAATGTCGAAACCTATCATCGTTTATCATTATACCAATGGTCTTCGCGTTGATGATTTCACTGCGACGACCGACGTAAACGGTCAGTATAGCCAGCCTCTTGAGATGGGCTTACCCGAAGACGCCGTTTATTATGCAGGATATAGCGGCGACGATAAATATTCTCCAAGCATTAGTAGCGCGGTAACGGTAATTACTCGAGCGAATTCGAGACTTACGTTCACTGTATCGCAGACTAACGTTCACGTAAACACAAATACGGTATTCTCCGGTCAGCTACAGTGGTGGAATCCGCTTAATAACGAATGGGAAACCGTACCTGTGCCGAACGAACCAATTCAATTATATTATTATCCTAAAAGCGGTGGCGCAACCGTTGGCCCAACTACCTTCTTCACAGACGTTAGTGGTAATTTTACGTTTAACGGAAATTGGAGTAAGATTATAGATAACGTCTATTACGTGTACTTCCCGGGCGACGGCGTATATGGCGCGGCACAAAGTCAGAACATAGAAGTTAGTACTTATGCGTAGTAACGAAAGCAAAGACGAGCCGGTTATTAAGCTCGTCGAAAAAAATAGAATGTTAGTAATTCCCGAAGCGTTTTACGCGGGGGGATTGTATCGAACACCCTTCGATTTAGGGGTGAAAGAGTGGGAGCGCGTGCATTATCTGTACGCCTCAGATATTGAAATACTTCAAGAAAAAGGAGAGTAAGTTAAATGAGTTTAACTCAAACAGGATGGGCGTGCATCGCATCATCTCTTGTTAACGACGCCTCATATAACCCGTTTAATAATGCAAACGCGTTTCTAGGTGTTGGCGACTCGAGCAATGCGTTCGTAAACACGCAAACGGATTTGCAGGGTTCGAATAAAACGCGGCAGGGAATGAACGCGAACTATCCCTCGAGAGCGAGTAACGTAATAACGTTCCAAGCGACATTCGGAACAAGTCAGGCAAACTATCAGTGGAACGAAGACGGTATTTTTAACGCTTCGTCTGGTGGACAGATGCTCACGAGAGCCGTGGAAACGCTCATCACGAAAACGAGCGCAGTCTCGGTGGTTTTCACTAAAACTTTAACGATACAATCTTAA